TTTGAAAATATAATTATAAATATAAATATATATATGTCATCTCTCTTATCAAAATTATTTCATTTTGTATTGTTAATTACTCAAAAATATAATATTGACGAATCTCATGGTTTATCACATAGTATGAGTATTTTGAATTTTGCTCATAATATTTATAATGATGAGTTAATAAAAACACCAAATATCAAAACACATGATAAAATAATTTATGTTTCTGCTATTCTTCATGATATGTGTGATAAAAAATATGTAGATGAAAACATTGGTATTATTGAAATAACCGATTTTTTAACTGAAACTAACCAATTAACACAAAATGAAATTGATATAACAAAAAAAATTATTCAAAGCATGTCTTATTCTACTGTAAAAAAAAATGGATTTCCGCAACTGAATGAATACCAATTAGCATATAATATTGTTAGGGAAGCTGATTTATTGGCATCATATGATTTTGATAGATGTATGATTTATGATATGAAAAAAAATAATGGCAATATTTTATCTGCATATGATCATGCTTGTGAATTGTTTGAAAATAGGGTATTTAAACATAAGATAGATGGTCTTTTATTTACAGATTATGCAAAAAATCAACATTCTATTTTAAAATTTCATGCTCAACAAAGAATGAAAGTTTGGAAATCTATTGTTAATAATCGTAATATAAATTAATATTTAATTATTATTTTCAATTATATTTGTTTTTTTTGAAATTTCATAATGACCAAAATATATTTTTTTTAATAATGGATTGTCTTTTTCAAAACTAATAGTTACCGATGGGGTAAAATCATTTTGATATTGACCTGGACTATATTTATTCATTATACATTTTCCCAAAGGAATAGTAGATATTCCATCTGTATTTACTATACTATATTTTTTGTCAACTTTAATATCATTCACATTAATACCATATGCTGTAATAAATGACTCATATGCTAAATGTTTCAATTTTTCAGGTTGTTGATAGTTTATGTTCATAAAATATATAATAATAATATCTTTTATTAATTATATATTTTATTTTTACATTAATAATTATTTTAAATTAAATAGTTTAAAATAATTATTATTATTATTATATAAATGAATTTGACAATTACAGAAATTGAACCAGTTATTAAACTACCTACCTTATGTTTAAATATGATTGTTAAAAATGAAAGTAAAATTATTACCAGATTATTTGATTCGGTATATAAAATTATTGATTGTTATTGTATTTGTGATACAGGATCCACAGATAATATGAAAGAAGTAATTACTGAATATTTTAAAAAAAAAAATATACCTGGAAAAATTGTAGAAGAACCATTTGTTAATTTTGCACACAATCGCAATTTTGCATTACAAAGTTGTAGTGGTATGTCTGATTATGTTTTATTATTAGATGCCGATATGATATTACAAGTAAAACCACATTTTCATAAATCAATACTATTAGGTTATGATTCATTTTCTATTTTACAAGGCACAGAAGAGTTTTATTATCATAATACAAGAATTGTAAGAAATAATTGTTTATATTCGTATGTTGGTGTAACACATGAATATATTTCCACACCTCCGAAAAATGTTTCAGGAAATATTGAAAAAAATTTATTATTTATTCATGATATTGGAGATGGTGGTGCTAAACAAGATAAATTTGAAAGAGATATTAGATTACTAAAAAATGGAATACTAGAAGATCCGAATAATGACAGATATCATTTTTACTTAGCGAATAGTTATTATGATAGTGGCAAATATGAAGATGCCATTGAAATATATAAAAAACGCATTAAAATTGGTGGTTGGGAACAAGAAGTGTGGTATAGTTATTATAGAATAGGATTATCCTATCAAAATATGGGTAAAATAGAACAAGCTATTTTTACATGGTTGGAAGCTTATAATTTTTTACCAACACGAATAGAAAATTTATATGAAATTATTAAGTATTATAGAATTGAAAATAAATGTAAAATAGCTCATAGTTTTTATATGATAGCAAAAAATGCATTAAAAACTGCTACTAATAAAGATAATTATTTATTTTTAAACAACGACATATATACATACAAATTAGAATATGAATTATCTATTCTCTCATCTTATTTAGGGATTAATAATATTAATGATCAAGTAATTACAATTTTTAACCATTCTAATGATAATAATATAATAAATAATACATTATCTAATATGAAATTTTACAAAGATATGTTAAAGCCTTTAAATGTTTTAAATTTATCTTCTACAATCAATCATGAAATTGCAAATAAAAATAGAAGTTTTAATTCATCATCTTCCTCTATTATTTCAAATGAAAATGGTTATTTGATGAATGTTCGTTATGTTAATTATATAATTGATAAAGAGGGTTATTATCATAACTGTGATGATCACATTATTTCTATTAATAAATGGATTGAGTTTTCTAAAGATTTTAAAATTATTAATGAAAAATTATTAGATTCGAATTTTGACAATAGAAGATATATTGGGATTGAAGATGTTAGAATATACGAACATAATTCTGATATTTTATTTATTGGAGTGGGATTACAGAAAAATGAAAATATTGGTATTTTCACAGGAAAGTATGATAGAAATGAAAATTATATTCACCCAGTTGAAGTAAAATCGGGTTTTTCAAATGTAGGTTGTGAAAAAAATTGGGTTTTTGTAACAATTGAAAATGAGATTCGCGTTATATATAATTGGTTTCCTTTACATATTTGTAAATTAGATTCTACAACAAATACTTTGCAATCTGTCAAGAAAATTGAAAAAGTACCAAAAATTTTCAAACATATGCGTGGTTCAACATGTGGTGCTACATTTAATGATGAAATCTGGTTTATAACGCATATTGTATCATATGAAAAACCGCGACATTATTATCATATGTTTGTGGTTTTTGATAAATCAATGAATTTGTTGCGATATTCATCACCATTTAAATTTGAAGGCGAATGCATTGAATATTGTATTGGATTAATAGTTGAAGAAGATAGAGTTATTATTTCTTATAGTACTTGGGATAGAACCACTAAACTTGCTATCTATGACAAAAATTATATTGATTCTATTGTAAAATATAATTAAATTATTGTTTTTGATGTTTTTTGATGTTTTTTGATGTTTTTTGATAAATTATAATAAATTGTTCGGTTATTTATTATAATTAATAATTTTCAATTAATGTTTCATTATGATCACAAAAATAAAGATCAAATAATTCTTTATTTTCTAAAAATACCATATACCAAATATTTACTTCCCACATTATTGTAGCTTTATTTAAAATAATTTCCAAACATTTTTTTTTAACAAGATCTGCAAATTTCAAAAGAAATTCAGGGTTTCCACCAAATACACCTCCTGCAAAATACCATACAACTTCTTTGTATATATTCTTATTTAATAAATATAAATTTGGATCTATAATTGAACCTATTCTAATTTTACTATAATTATTCATATTCAAATTTATAATTTTTTTTTCGAATTCATCATCACTAGATTTAAAAATATGATTTATACCAAAATCAACCCAAACAAATTGTTCTGTTTTAAATGTATTTATTTCAATAGCTTTTTTCATAAATTCTGTTTTATTACATATTAATAGCATATAATCAAGTGTATCTTTTTCTGAAAAATCGGTTAAAATATCAAAATTTGTTATATTATTTTTATATTCAGATAAAAATAAATCATTATAATTAATTGGGATTAATATAGTTTTTTCTTTATTATACTCAATAGAATCAATAATAGAATCATCCATAAAAATAATTTTAGGTATGTTCACATTTAATAACTTTTTTCCTAATTCTATATATTTATTCGTATTTCTATCTCCTCTACTATTTGAATTCGCCAAAAAACATGATACTATTGTGGTCATATAATATATAATAATATATATTATTTTAATAACTTAATAATTTAATAACTTAATAACTTAATAATTTAATAACTTAAAAATCTAATTATAAATCGACCTGACCCACCTGACCCACCTGCCCTATTACTAAGTGAAGCAGACGAACCTCCTGCACAACCTGTTCCAAGATTTCCTGGTGTTGAAATTCCTGTTGGGTCGGTAGTTCCCGTATTAACACCACCTGGAGTTCCTGGTAAAGAAGTACCAAAATTATATACAACAGGAAGTCCTCCTGAACCACCGCCAAGTCCACCATGATTAAGAGGAGCTGTTGGACTAGTAACAGGTATTGTTGCACTTGTAAAATATACATATAATTCTGAACCACCATTACCTCCATGAAATGTTAAAGGTCCTGCAGGTTCATAAGCATCAGTTCCTGGACCACCAGCACCTCCTCCTCCACCACCACTTCCAACTGCATCACATGACCCACCATAATTTCCATATGACCATGTAACAGGACCAGGTGCATATGTTGTTGTAAAAGGTGCAGTTGTGTTTGCATTTACATAAGGTGTAATTGCATTTCCATAAGAAACAGAAAATCCTGTTCCTGGTGGATTCACTTGTGTTACAACACTACCATCTGTAGTTGAAGCAGAACCTCCTCCTGAAGATGTTAATGAAGATAAATATAATGTTGGATATATTGATGCGCCTGGTAAACCATCTATTGCTTTATCTCTATCATATAATTGACTTCCTATTCCACCAGCTGCTTCAAAAAGAATATTATTTAAATCATCTTTTAAGATTGTTGATACACCATCGTCGCCATCATTATCACCTGCACCACCTGCACCTCCTGTACCGATTGTTACATTGTAAGTAACACCAGCCTGGAGTTGATAATTATCAATTACCATTACTTCACCACCACTAGATCCTCCTTGCCCTGTAGGATATTTATTTCCTAGTATATCAACTGTCTGAATATTATTATAACCAGCACCACCACCACCACCACCTACTAACAGCAAACTAACAATTCCATTCGAACTTCCAAAATCACTTACTACAAAACTTCCATCACTGATAAAATCATAATAGGTATAATTGACACCATATGAGTCATTAAATGTTCCTGATAATCCACCAGGGTTTGTGACAGAAAGTGTTAAACTTTGGTAATTTACGATTGTTCTCCCATAATTATCAATTTGTATATTATAATAAGTATTTGGATTAATATTATAACTATTATCAACAGAAAATAAACTTGGATATGGTTCTAATCCAACTTCGACATTTAATGAATTAATTGTTGTTACTTGAATGCCCGTTGCACCTGTTATTCCTAATACCGGACCTGTATAACCTGTTGGTCCAGTAGGACCAGTATTACCTGTTGGTCCAGTAGGACCAGTTGCTCCAGTTGCTCCAGTAGGACCTGTTGCACCAGTAGAACCAGTATAACCTATTGGTCCTTGAGGACCCGTAGAACCATTATTACCAGTTGGACCTGTTGGACCAGTTGGACCAGGGGGGCCAGTACTACCTCTACAACTTCTTCCAGTAGGACCGGTTGATGCAACAGGACCGGTTGGTCCTTCAGTACCTTGAAGACCAATTGGACCTCTTGGTCCTTGACTACCATTATTTCCTTGTGTCCTAATCCTTGTAATTTACAACATCTTTGTGAACCTAAATATTGTGAATAACTTGACATTAATATATAATGGTATAATATATTAATGTCACAATAATAATTTTAATTTATTTTATTTTAATTTATAAAATTTAATTATGGAAATACTTGATATCGAATCATAAATAACCCTGACCCACCATTACCACCATTTCCACTATTTATAGTATTATTATAACCTGGGGCTCCCCCAGACCCTGTATTTGCTGAAGCATCAACCGATTGTGGATTTAATGTACCTGCACCATATGAATAAGGGTTTGGATATCCCGATGGTGGATTTGAATTTCCATAATTATATAAATAAGGATATGAATTATATGGATAAGTTGAATAATCATTGGGGGTAACACCTCCACCATCACCACCACCACATACTGCTCTTCCATAACTTGCATCAAAATAAATAACTATACCATTACCACCAGATCCACCCTGTTGTAGAGCCCCATTTTGACCTGGACTACCTGCTCCTCCACCTCCACCCCCTGATATATTTAAACCATTAATATAACCTTCGCCACCATTATTACCATATGACCATATTTGAGAAGACAAATTTAAATTAGGTGTAATAATATTATCATAACTAATGGAACAAGCGATTCCACCAGTTGTAAAGGTAGAATTACCACCACCTGCAGAAGATGTTCCAACTAATAAGTTAGTAGGTGTTGGATAAATATTAAAACTCCCATCAACACCATTTTTAATAGGATTTGAATTTGCTGCACCACCTGCACCACCAGCCGATTTAAACAATTGTGTAAATGAAGAATCAAATAAGATTGTCGCATTACCATTTAAACCATTTGTAGGTGTTATTCCTCCTGTTCCACCTGGTCCTCCTTGACCAATTTGAATATGATAAGTTCCAGTTGGTAATAAATAATTATCAACAAACATAAGTTCACCTGCACCTGAACCACCACATGCATTATTTAATTCTGAAATAGTAGCACCTGCACCACCGCCACCACCACCTATAATGCACATATTAATATATCCCCCTGTACCCCCACCAGTATTTAATAATGTAAAAGATGCATCAGTTGGGAAAACAAATACTTTATTTTGATTGCCATAAATATCTGTTAATATTGAAGTAGTTACTGAATTAGAACTTATGTCAAATGATATGCGGTTAGCTGGTAAATGAATATTTGATTGACCAAATGAATTAACATGCCATGAAAAAGTTGTATCTGGTGTAATATTATATAGACCAGATTGGCCAGTGGGAATAATACTTAATTCATATAATGGTGGTCCAGAAAAAGTAACTCCACTAGCACCACTTAAACCTATTGGACCTGTAGGACCCGTAAGACCAGTTGGACCGGTTGGTCCTGTAGGACCTGTAGGACCCGTAGCACCTGTTGGACCTGTAGGACCTGTAGGACCTAGTGCGCCCATAGGACCTGTTGGACCTGTTGCGCCTATATCACCAATAATTCCGCTTAATGATGGTCCCATTAACCCGATAGATCCTGAAGTACCGGTAGGACCTGTACAATTAAAACCTGTAGGACCAGTTGGTCCATTTGTTCCTAATAATCCAGTTATACCAAATGGGCCTCTAGGACCAGGGAAACCAGTTGGTCCTACATTTCCCGGTTGTCCTGGAAATTTGTTACTACAGCAATTTTTCTTTTTTAAATAATCAGAATAATCTCGTGAGAAATTATTAAATTTATTTGTTCCTAATATATTTTTTACAATATTTGTATTTAAATTATTAAAATTAGGAATATTAAAATTAGGAATATTTGTATTGTTATTTGACATATTATATATTCT